TGGGCAACTGAAGCCGGATTACCCCAATCCTGGTTAACCACCAACTGCGTTGACCCCAACTACGTTAACCAATTAGCCAGCGGTGCAACCCAGTTAACCGAACTGCCCATTTTTATTGACGACACCCCCGGCGACCTAGTCAGTATTCCCTACCTGCAAAGTGAGTGTCACAAAATCTACCGCCAGCACCAAAAAATTGGGTGCGTCGTAGTGGACTACCTGCAATTAATCGGCGATCAGAGTAGCGGTAACCGCGTTGGGGAATTGGGTCGCTATAGCGCCGCTTTAAAGTCGCTCAGCAAAACGTTTGACTGTCCTGTGATCGCCTTATCCCAGCTATCCCGTGGCGTGGAAGGCCGCAACGACAAACGCCCCGTTATGTCTGACATCCGCTCTTCTGGCGCAATTGAACAGGATGCGGACGTGATTGTGATGCTCTACCGCGATGAGTATTACAACCCCAACACCACTGACCCCGGCATCCTTGAGCTAATCATCGCCAAAAATCGCCATGGCAGCGCTGGAGTAACCGCTAAGGCGGAATTTGACCCCACCGTCGGAACCATTAGCAACTACGTTTCCTACGCCCTATGAAACCCAGACCCCTTATCAAAATTAAAAAGCGCAAGAAAAATGTTCCTTTCAATGGTTTCGGCGACAGTGCCAAACAACAAGCCCGGCAAGGCTGGCGCTATGTGGCCGTCGAGTTGAATACCGAGACCTGGGAACACGTTGATGGTTTTCCCGACTTCGACAACTCAGAAGTACTCGATTTGCTGGAAATTCATCACCTAGCCATTGCCCCAGTGACTTCCAAAAAAGACCGGCAATTAATCCAAATCTGGTCAAACCAAATCGCTTCTGACTGCTACATTTCGCCGCCTGAATTCCTAGCCGAAATCTACGTCACCAGCATCAACGAATACGCTCTAAACCTCAGAGCCAACGTCGGGCGCATCTACCACAATTCTTGCCTAGGCGACACCCGCATCCACGCGAACAGTATCGCCCACCTATTTGAAGCCAGCGACCTTCCCATGCCAGCCCAGGTAGTGGACGTACTCAACAAATACGTGACCATCGAGCACATCGCTGATGGCAAAAAAGTAACCCTTCGAAATCGCTTAGGAGTTTGACCGGTGAATAAAACACAGAAACTTGAAATCTTGCAGGTTCTCGGGGCCGATGCCTTGAGCCGCATCCAAGCGGGCGACCCCTACGTTATCGACACCGGAACCTTTCAACTGGTTCAGTTCTGGCTCTACGGGCATGAGTGTGAATACTACTTCAACACTGAACCCGTTTTACTTCGCCAAGTAGAGACCGACCAAGAATTCCTAACCTTTAACCAACTAGAGAGGGCAATCCATGTCACTAACTACAGCCCAACAGTTTGAGCTTGAACAGATGCGCCGTGCCGCTGAAAACCTCAGTCACGAACAAGCGCAAAAGCTACTTATCCAAGCCACCCGCTTGCTAATGGTCAAAACCAACGTCTACCGCTCTTTGTTGGAGCAAAACCTGTAATCCCTGGGGGCTAAAGTCCCTGTCCCCAGTATTGGGCTCAACAAAACACTAAACAACAAAAAAACATGAGTAACGCAATTGTTAAGCACGGATTCAACCAAGAACAAGTCAAGTTAATTAAATCAACCATCATGGCGGGGAAAGACCCCTCTGATGCCGAACTAGCCTTATTTGGCATGGTTTGTCGCAAATCAGGGCTAGACCCCTTTGCCAAGCAAGTTTTCGCCATCCAACGCGGTGGTAAATGGTCGTTTGAGTATTCCATCGACGGCTATCGCGCCATTGCCGACCGCACTGGCCAATATGCTGGCAGCGATGAACCAACCTACGATGAAGGGCTGGGGCTTTATGAGTTTGAGCAATCGGGACGCACCTTACCCACCGTCTGCAAGGTAACAGTCTGGAAAATGATACAGGGTAACCGCTGCCCCTTTGTCGGTGTCGCCAAGTATGCCGAATTCAACTCCAACAGTCCGCTCTGGAAAAAAATGCCGTGCCAAATGCTTGCTGTTGCTGCGGAGCGTCAAGCCTTGCGCAAAGCCTTCCCCCAGTGCGTTTCGGCGGAATATTTAGTGGGCGACGTAGTTGAAGCGGTGGACGTGGTTACCGACGAACAATGGCGAGTGGACGGCTATCAATGGGGTGTTAGCCAGGGAATTCCCCCCGAGGTCGCTGCCGATATCGCTAATGTCGCCAAAGACAAAAAAGACCTAGCCCAGCGCCTTAAGGCTGAAGTCCCTGCTGTGGCAGAGGTAGCCAATATCTAAGAACATCGCTAAGCTAGGGCCATAAGTGCCAACTGATGAGACGAAAGCCACACACAGGTTCTCCTGGGATATGCCTCCACAAGGGGCATATTTTTTTTGATGCTAAGCTTTAACCAAATAGTTATTTTTAGGAAGATGACCGATCGCCGACCTTATGATCGCCTGCCAGGGGAGACAGCCAAGGCATATCATGCCTTTACTGTGTACCGTGACATGGGCGTTGAACGGTCACTAGATTCGGTTGGAAAAACATTACAAAAAAGCGTTACTTTCCTTGGACGTTGGTCATCAAAATACGAGTGGCGAGATAGGGCAGAAGCCTGGGACATTGACCAGGACTACGAGAGACAAAAAGAGGCGATCGCCGCGAAAAGGAAAGAATATCGGCGGAATTTAGCGGAATTTCAAAAGAATCACCTGGCTGTTGGCAAGGCAGCGTTCAAGGCCACTGCCACTGCCACCAAACAGATAATGGAATTTGTAGAAAGGAACGAGAGTATTGAGGGTTGGGACGATGCCAACCGAGCGGCGAATATTGTCAAGGTGCTGGTGCCGATCGCCGATTTGTGGGCGAAGGCGTTAGCGGTGGATAAATTGTTGGAAAGGCTAGAGGGAGATGAGTAGAAGCTATACTGCCGGGCTGTTGGACTTAGCCTTCCAAGACCAATTCACCAACACGGCCAAAGCCAAACGACAAGAGGTGGAAGTCAGTCGCTACCCCAAGGCAGAGGACATCGAAGCCGTTGTTAGGAAAGACCTTCACCTGCCTCACCAGGTCAAGTTTCTCGACGACACAGAACATAAAATCCTGGGATTGGTGTCTGGGTTCGGTGCTGGTAAAACTCGGTGCCTCGTAGGGAAAGCGGTATTGCTGGCGATCGCCAATCCGGGCTGTTTAGGCATCATCATGGAGCCGACTAACACCTTGGTCAGGACGCTAATTATCCCGGAACTAACCAACAGGTTTGAGGAATGGGGCGTCGAGTATGCCATAAAGCTTTCCCCGTTGCCAGAAATCAAACTCTACTTTGACGGGTTCACCTCCATGCTGTACCTGCGTTCCTTCGAGAACTGGAACCGCATTCGGGGGGACAACGCCGCCTTCGCCTTAATCGATGAGTTTGACACCGTGGACAAGGCGATCGGGTTGAAGGGGTGGAACATGGTGCAGGGTCGTATCAGGACAGGCAACGTGCGCCAAATTGGCATCGTCTCCACGCCGGAGGGCTTCGGGCTAATGCACACCCTGATGGTTGAACAGGCATCAGAGGAAAAATATTTAATCCGAGCCAAGACCACCGACAACCCCTATCTACCACCGGACTACATTGACAGTCTCCGGGCTAACTATCCACCAGAATTAATCCAGAGTTACCTTGACGGGGAATTCGTTAACCTCAACACGTCCAGCGTCTACCCCGACTTTAGCCGCACCGAGAACGCCACCGATCGCCAAGTGGAGGCTGAGGATTATTTGTACATTGGCTTGGACTTCAACGTCGGCAAAATGGCAGCGGTGGTGTTTGTCAAAGACGGCCAGTGGCCGATGGCAGTGGATGAATTTTTCAAGTTGCGAGATACCAGTGCCATGATTGCGGCGATCAAGCAACGTTACCCAGAACATTGCCGCAAGGGACAAGTGTGTCTCTACCCTGACGCCAGTGGGTCTGCCTCCCACACCAATGCCAGCAAGTCCGACATTGAGCTTATCCGAGAGGCGGGGCTGAAGGTCAATGCACCACGGGCTAACCCCCCTATCCGCGACCGAGTCCTCACCGTCAACGTTCTAATTTTGAATTCCCTCGGCGATCGGCGGTTTAAGG